ATGGTGACTACTCTTAAGGCTATGAATAAGCCCTGTACTAGTGATTTTATATGCACTTTGAACGACAAAGACAAACACATGTCTAATTATCGGTCGTATATTCAGGGAGTAAAGTTGGATGATCTGGGCAACACTAAGAAGGAATTTTGGGAAGTTGCCCCTTCTGACACTATTATCAAAATTGTCAACAATGTCCGAGAATATGCCGTCATGGCTGACTTGGCTAATAAAGGTAAGATTTCGATCGAGCCTTCTTGTATGACCATTACTACCAATGTTGAAGAACTTCATGCAGGATTGACTAGTTACAATGCTATGTCTGTTCTCAGACGTTGCCATGTGCACGTTGAGGTTAAGGTGAAAAAGGAATTTGAGACTAACAATCTCTTAGATTCAGGCAAAGTGATTGCGAAGTTTGGCAAAGTTGGCCAGCTTAATGATATTTGGAACATCACTATCAAAAAGCCAATTGGTACTGGTAAAGATAATGCTTATTTTAGTCATTATGAAATTATCAAGGAAAACATCTCAATTACTGAGTATGTTAATTATATCTCTGCTAAAGCGCAAAAGCATGAGAGGGAACAGTCTAACATTGTGGACTCGTTCCAGGAACCTTCTGACATCGTACAATTGTGCGGTGAATGTATGCGTTGTGTTGAAACGTGTACTTGCGTTCACATTGAAGAGGAAGAAGTTGCTTCTGTAACAGAACTCTCTGATGATAGTGATAGTGATTCAGATTTTGAAGATGCTGAGGAATACGAACCTCAGTTTGGAGAGCGTTTAGCAGGACACATTGTCCGTCAGGGAGAGTCCTATAAGCATGTTATTCGTAAGAAGCAGGCTATTGTGGAAACCAAGGTGGAGGACTTATCCATTAATGTATTATTGGCTTCTTTGAAGAAATTCGAGGAATCACCATACGCGTTGTGGACTAGTTATATCCCTGAGCAGTGGATGGACAATGATTACGTCAAATCAACTATATTGGCGTATGGACAAGATGTTATTGGACAGAGTGTGCAAGATTATTTATACCGAATGTCTGCCACAACCTTAGTTATTACAACAGCTTCATTCAAGGTCTTCGGATTGCGATTTGCAGTGACAGTAATGCTTTGTGTTGGTCTGTACCATGCATTTTCTATGGCAGGTATCATAGAGAC